CATCTGCCAGCTGAGCTGGTCGACGACGCAGCCGGTGTACATCGCATAGCGCGGCACCTCCGGCATCGCCGTCTCGATCGACATGCTTGGCAGGGTCCAGGATCCGGACTGGAAGGTATGGGTCTTGGGCGTCGTCCCCGAGGTGACCGGCTGGCCGAAGGCGGCCTTCAGCCAGAGCCCGAAGTTCTCGACGTCGATCGGGACCACGACATCGCCATCGACCGTCACGGCGTCCTTGATCGGGGCGGTCGGATCGCGACCCTGTCCAAGCAGTTCGGACGTGATCAGCGGCTGCTCGGCGCCAAGCGAGGTGCTGGCGAAGGGCACGGTCCGGAAGCCCGAGGCGGGCGGGGTGCCGTAGACGGTCTCGAACGCAAGCGCCATCCGCGCCCGCGCTCCATGCGCGCGTGCCATGTGGAGTCTCCAATTGTGAGTGGGTCGTCAGCCGAGAGGGTCGGCTGTGGTGTAATGCAGGACGAATGTGATGCTCGCTGCCTTCAGGCTAGCGGCGCCTTCGACCGGCAGATCGACCGGGCGCGGCGCCTCGGCCTCAACCCAGTCGCAGAGGCCGCCGAGGGTGCGGTCGGCGGCAAGCACCGTTCCAATACTTGCGCACAGCGCGTCGAAAGCAGTGTCACGGACGGCGCCCTGCACGATCGCCTCGATCTCGGCGCGGTGGGCATAGTGGTAACGCAGCGGCGAGAGCGTGACCTCGGGTTCGCCTGGCTCGCCATCGCGCAGGATCAGGAGGCCTTCGGCCGGCACGCGCTCGGGCAGGACGTCGCCGCGCAGGGCGGTGGCGGACACCGCCGAGAGCCGCGCGTGCAGCGCGGCGAGGATGGTTTCGCGGGGAGTAGGCATAGGTGACATCCGTCGTACTTGTGTGGCAGAAGGTGCTGAGAGATGCCGAAGCTTGCTGATTGCAGGCCGTGGCAAAACCTCTTGATCTTGGCCTCGATCCGACAAGACTGAAGCACGAAGACAGACCAGTTGCGGGATGTCAGACGCTGTCCGCGGGGAACGCGACCCATGCACCGCCTTTACACCACGCTTGGCCCACTGACCCGAGACCAGCTGGGTATGATCCTGCCCCACGAGCACGTCTTTGTTGACCTTCGCACCCCCGATCAACCCGGCTATGGGCAAGCTGAAGAGGCTAACGTCGTCGCACTGATGGCCCCCGAGATCGAAAGGATCAAGGCACTCGGTGTCACGGCCCTCGTCGAATGCTCGACGACCGGCGTGGGACGCCGCGCCGATCTCGACCTTGCGGTCTCACAGGCAACGGGATTTCCGATTGTTGTTCCAACCGGCAGTTATCGCGAGCCATGAATCGAGGACCGCGTCCGTGACATGTCGGATCAGGCGCTCGAGGACTGGATGGTCCGGGAGTTAACCGTGCGGCTAGACGAGGCGGATTTCCGCGCCGGATGGATCAAGCTCAGCTCTGGCGATGACGGCCTGACCCCGCTCGAAACCCGCATCCTGAGGGCCGCGGCGCGCGCCGGCGTCCGGACAAATGCCGTGATCGGCAGCCATACGATCAAGGGCCGCGTCGTGATGGACCAGCTCGATATCATCGAAGCCGAGGGCTACCGGGCCGACAGGTTCATCTCGATCCACACCCAGGAGGAGAAGGATTTCGGCTTGAACCTCGCGGTTGCCGCGCGCGGAGCCTGGATCGAGTACGACCATATCGGTCGCGGTGACGATGCCACGATCATCCGTCTCGTGACGGGTGTCCTTGACGCCGGTTTCGGGCGACAGCTGTTGTTGAGCCATGATACCGGCTGGTACGACCCCGCCAAACCGGCAGGCGGCACGCCCACGCCCTATACCTATCTGAATGCAGTATTCCTGCCCAAGCTGGTTCTGGCTGGTGTGGGCGACCCCACGATCCGGCAGCTGACCGAGGACAACCCCTTCCGCGCCTTTGCGAGAGACGACTGACCTGCAGACAGCGGCCAGTGTTCCTGGCAATATCTGTTTCATGTTCGGTTCAACCAGTTCGCCACAATCAGCCCCGGCACTGCGTCATGTGCCAGATCCGCATCCCGCGCCAGGTCCAACCGCTTTGGCAGTTTCACCTGCGGCACCAACAGAAAGATCGGGACCGTCGTCAGCCCTCGGCCGGTTTTCGACCGCGATTCCACCGCGCGCCCCGCCGTGTTCAGTCGCCCCTCAGCCACCAGGAGGCTCGGCCCCCGGCGCCGATGGGCGAACCGCAGCTTCAACCCCGTCCGCCGCTCCCACTCCCCCGGCGTGATCCGACCACCGCGTGCCGACTTTCCGGCCGCGGGCGTCGGGATCGCCAGCCAGAAGCCATTCCGCGACCGGATCAGCGGCCCGGTGTCATGCGCCCCGACGATGACCGGGGCTTTGGACCAGACCAGCGCCGCGGCGTTGAGGCTTGGCTTCCCAATCGGGAACTGCTCCGACCGGATGGTCCGCGCGAGCCGTGAACCCAGCCCCGCGCCGGTGATCTGCGCCCGCCAAGCGTTCTTCAGACCGGTCCCCGCCTCGCGCATGGCGGCCGAGACTGCCCGCTCGCCCGCCGCGACCTCCTCTGCCATCATCGCGACGATGTCGGGGTCGATGTCGATCTTCAGCTTCATTGTGGGAGCACCTTCACGCCGGCCGCAGGTCGAGCGTCCAGACCAGCCGCTCGCGATCGCGGACAGGCTCGCCCTGCACGAGGAAGGCCTCGTCCCCGATCTCGACCCGGTCGCCGGGGTGGGGCTCAGCGACCTCGGCCACGCGCAGATCGACCCGCGTCGCCTCCGACCAGAGCCTCGCCTCGCCGAAGCTCGCGACCGCATCGGCACGCCGGGCGACGATCCTTACCAGTTTTGGTGCGCCGCCATTGGCGGTGTAGATCGCTTCCATGCTGATGTTCGCGTCAGAGAAGATCGCCTCCAACGCCTGCGCGAAGACTGTCACAGGAAGCTCCCGTTCAGCCGGACCCGGCCGATCGTGTCACCCGAGCCCCCTGCCACGGCTTCCGTTGCCACGCCGATCAGCATGTTCGAGGTGGCAGTCTTCGTGACGAGCTTTGCGGTGTTGTCCCAATAGACCTTGTCGCCCACGCCCCATGCTTGGGAGGCGGCCTTCTTCACATCGAAGACGCCGACGAGCGTGACCTCGACTGTCTCGCCAAGCGCGGCGGCGCCAGATGCGATGCCGAAGAGCGCGCCGACGAGGAGCCCGTCGCCCCCGGCGACGGCGTAGGGCGCGGTGAGTGGGATGGTATTGCCGGGCTGGACATAGGTGCGCATGAGGATTTCCTTTCGGATGACAGTTGCGACGAGTGCGAATTTTTCCTACCTCTCGGGCAGGAGGATCGGACATGGCCGGGAAGATCAGCATTTCCATCACAGATGAGCACGCGGCACTCCTGCAGGAGGCCGTGGGGAGCGGGGCTTACGCCTCGTCGAGCGAGGTGGTCCGTGAGGCGCTGCGCGAGTGGCGTGCGCGTCGGGTCGTGGGCGAACTCTGGGATGCCGGGCTCGCGAGCGGACGCGCCGAGCGCGGTACCACGATCGCGAGCATCAAGAGCGAGGCGCGCCGCCGCCGCAGCCTGACCTGAACCTGCATGCCGCAGGTGTTCTTCACGCAGGCTGCCCGCGAAGACCTGATCGAAATCTGGACTCATATTGCCAGGGACGATCCGGCCGCAGCCGACCGTGTCCTCGACAGGCTGGATGAGGTCGCGGCTCATCTGGCCGACAATCCTCGGATGGTTCCGGCCCGGGACGATATCCGCCCCGGACTGCGCTATCTGGTGAGCGGGTCCTACCTGCTCCTCTACCGGATCGACGGATACGACATCGAAATTGTCCGCGCCGTTCACGGGCGGCGCGACCTCTACGGCCTCTTCTGACGTCACGCGCCCGGGTTCCGATAGAGCCCGCGCCAGTCGATGGCTTTGGCGCCGAAGTCGAGGCGGCACTTGATCTCGACGCCGTCGACATCGAAGCCGTTGCGGGTCTCGATATAGGCACCCTGCTGCCCTTCCAGATAGGCATACTCGATCGTGTCGATCTGGTTGGGGTTGGCAGCGAGATACCAAGCCGTCTCGCTCGCCGCATCGAGCCTGGGCTCGCTGATGGGCGCGAGCGTCCGGATCGACTGCGGCACCACCTTGGCGCTGTCCGCCGGCACGAGGTTCTGGGCCACCAGCTGCTCGGCCTTCAGCTCGAGGGCCGCGGGCACGATCAGGAAGGCGGGGCGGATGTTCAGCACGGTCTTCTTGTCAAGCCCGGTCTGCTTTGCCATCGCCGCCCGTGCCGCGCCGACGCTCGTCACATCCAGCGCCGTACCGGTGCCCGCGAGGTTCCTGTGCGTCGCATGGAAGAGTGCATTGCCGTCGGCCATGGCCGGGTTGGCGGTGATGATGCCCCAGACGACGTCACTCTCGAGCTGGGCGATTGAATTGCCGTACATCGCCGGGATCCGGGTGAAGGCATCGAGATCGTCGTTGATCAGCACCTGCCGGGTGATGGCGACAACCCGGCCATAGGTCTTCACGCGGTAGCTCTCCTTGCTCTCACCGAGCGTTCCGCGCTTGAACTCCCCGCTTTCGCCAACCTCCAGCAACTGCGGCGCCTCGCCGAGCTGGACGCGGTGCATCGCCTTGAAGTCGGTCGCCAGCACCTGGCGGCAGAAAAGCGCGAAGGTGCGGGGATTGGCGTCATAGGCCTGTCGCAGGGTCTTGTTGGTGACGGCGGCCAGGATCTCGGGAAAGTCGGAGGTCGAGTGCAGCGCGCGGGTCGCGACCTCGTCGCGGGAGAGACCGCGCGTCGACACCCCGGCATTGCCGAGGCTCTCGCGGGCGAGTTCCAGCAAGGTCATCCCCCGATACTGTCGCGCGGCATCCTCGAGAGTGAAAAGCGTCGGGCTGTAACGGTGGAGGAGCGCGTTGGCCACGGCATCGCGGCGGGTGGTGCGCTCGTCGCGACCACCGAGAGGGACCGCGACCTGTCCAAAGGTGCGGGTCTCATCGGACCTTGCCGCGACCTGGTCGAGGATGAGGCGGCGGGACTCGTCCACGTTCACTCCGCGCCGGACCAGGTCCTCGGCAAAGCCGCGGGCGAGGTTCAGCCGCCCGGCGAGGTCGTAGATGGTGGACACGCGGTCCCGCTCGGCCTCGCGGGCGCGCGTCGCGGCGGCCTCGGTGTCGGCAGTGGCCGTGGGGTTGGTGGTGCCAACAATCGCGCCGGCCGCCGGGGATGCACCAAACGCGGCGACTGTCCCGCCCAGCGCGGACGGGGCCGCGTTCGTCTGGCCGCGCGTATCGCTCGACTGACCTGCATCGGTCGCAGGGCCTTGCGCCGCCGGGGCGGCGTTCGTGGTGTCGGTCATGGTGGTCTCCTCGGTCTCGGCCGTTGCTGTCTGTTGTTCGTTTGGGGGTGGACTGGAATGCGGACGCTCTTGGGCAGCGGCTACCGGAGTCGCTTGGTCTGTCGCTGCACTGTTCGTCAGCGAAGGGTGTGCCGCCGGGGTTCCAGCGGCCCCGTCCCGCCGCTGCAGGACGCAGTCGTTCATGTCGCCGCGCTGGCGGAACCCGGCCGCGGGATCGGCGCCAACCGGAACGGCGGAGATTTCGAAGGGCGTCCAGTCGACGGCCCGCCAGAGTTCGCGACCACCGTCGGGCTTCGAGATCTCGAAGCGATGGACCTGGTAGCCGATCGAGACTGCGCGGATGTGGCCGGCGAGGATGTCGCGCCAGATCGGCTCCACGTCAGCCCGCTCGCTGATCCGGACCTGCGCGGTGCCGCGGCCATCAGCAATCCGGGCCGATCCCGGCACAACCGAGCCGATCACGGCGTCGAGCGTGTCGAGCTCGTGCACCTTCAGGAATGGCGCGCCCGCGTTCAGCCGCTCGAGCCGGACATGGGCGGGGTCGAGGCTCAGTTCCTCGTCGTAAGGATCGCCGAAGAAGCTCGCGCGGCGGACCCGCGCCCCGGTCGACCAGATCACCTCGACTGTGCGTGCGCTCGCGTCGATGCTCTGCGGGGCAAGCTCCGCCGCCCGGCGCAGGGCCGGGAGTTCGATCATGCTGTCCATGACGGATCCTGTGGGTGGTTGGGAAGGCGCGGGCCCCTGCGTCAGAACGCGAGGATCTGCCCGCCATTCGAGGGGAAGTCGGTCCCCGCGCGGTTCCAGTGATCGCGGCGCCAGACGATGCCGCCGTCATTGGCCTCGATGCCATAGTTCGAGGTTGCCCCGCCCTCGGCATCCGCGACGGTGTCCTGCAGCCACATGCGGCCGTTGTTCGAGCACTTGTAGGCCGTGCAGGTCCCGTCCGGATCCCGGGCGATGACCTCTGCCCCGAGGATGAAGGTCTTCGTCTCCTCGATGCAGTGGATGTCGGTCCCGTTCCGCGACAACCCGAACCACCCGCCGATCACCGCCATGACCACATCGTCATGGCTGGTGACGGCGTTGTTCGATGGTGATGCCATCGCCCCGTTTCGCCATCCGGTGCAGTTCACGAGGAGCACCTGCATTCCCGGGGTGCCATCGGCATGGAAGTTCCAGCCATCCTTCGCCCCGGAGGAGGCATCGCAGTCGAAGAAGGCGACAAGCCCGGCTGTGCGCCGGATCTGCACGGCGTCCAGCGGGGCAGGCCCCGAGGTCGAGGGTGAGGAATAGCGGAAGGTGCAGTTCACCCCGACGATCGTGCGGGTTGCCACGGCATCGCAATGCAGCGCCCCGGTAATGCCGCCTTCGATGTCGAGGTTCTCGAGATAGAGATCCGCCGCGTGGGTGAGGAACCGCGCCCCGTGGAATCCCCGGATCACGACGACATCGGTGAAGCTGACCACTTTGCCGAGGTTGACGTAGAGCACGTCGCCCGTGTCCTTGAACCAGGTGCCGACCGTAGCGCGACAGGCGGAAAGCGAGGCGGCGAGGACCAGCTCCGTGTAGAGCCCTTCCTCGGTCAGCAGGTCCGCCCGGAACAGCCGCATCACCGAAGTGATCGTGGCCGTGTAGGTCGTCCCCTGATCCAGCGCCCAGGCCTGTGACCGCAGCCCGGTGCGATAGTTCACCCGTCCGTTCCATCCGATAATGGCAACAGGCTGGTTCGGCTCGACGGTGCCGTTATTGGTGAAGGCGGAGTTCTCGAAGCTGCCGGGCTTCACGACGACCCGGTAGGGCGCGCCGGTCGCATTCCCGGCGGTGAAGGCCGCGTGGATCGTTTTCTTCGCCGCTGCGAAGTCGCCGTCGGCCGAACCGAGGCCAGTGTTTGCATCTGCCCCGGCCACACCATCGACATGGATTGCAGCCCCGGTCCAGATCGCAGGGTTCACCAGCGACCGAGGCAAGAGGTTGACAGCATAACGATCCCCGACCCGTGTCGCCACGACCGGCACCTGTGTCCAGCCAAGACCCGCAGGGAGGCCGTGAACCCCGCCCGCAGACCGGCCATTCAGACGGACGCGACCTTCCGTTTCCAGGGGATCGGCTGTCACAGCCTCGGTTGCCACCCCGATGAGAGTGTTGGTCGCGATCACCGTCGTGGCGCGGTGCGCGTTGCGGTCCCAGAAGATGCGGTCGCCCGGTCCCCATGCCTCGGGCGCGGCCTTGGGCAGATCGACCTCGCCCTCGAGGACCACCTCGACAGGCTCGCCCAACGCGGCAGACCCAGCGGCAACACCGAAGAGCGCGCCGATGATGACGCCATCTCCTGGCGTGACAGCATAGGGTGCGGCCAGCGTCAGCGACCGACCCGGCTCGACGAAGCCCTTCATCGCAGAGTCTCCTTCACCGGGACAGAAATGGCCGGGTCAGTCAGCATCGTCGGCGTCTTCATCTGGCTCTTCCTTATCCTCGTCCTCGGCATCTTCATCGTCGCCATCCGATTCCTTCGTGCCGCTGTCGTTCTCGGCGCTGTCCTTGTCGGCATCACCATTGCCATCGTCGTCCTCCGCGCCCTCTTTTGCTTCCTTTTCGGCTCCTACCTTCGCCCCCTGCAGGATCCCGGTCTTCGTGACCTTCCGCGGGTCGCTGTCGAGGACGAGACCCAGCGCGTCGAGCTTGGCATTCGTCGCGGCGATCTCGGCCAGCACCGCGTCGGGGTTCCGCCCTTGCCGCGCGATCACCTCGGCGAGCGTCATCGTCCCTGACCGGATCGCGAGGAGCTGTGCCGCCGCCTCCTTCTGCGGATCGACCGCCTCGAACTTCGGTGGCGACCATTCGACCGGGACCTCCGGTGTCGGGATCAGCCCCGCCGCCCAGGCGGCCTCCGTGAACCAGCGCCAAAGGGGCGCGCAGCACATCGGGATGAAGAGCTGCCATTGCACCGCATCGATCATCCGGCGGAACTCCACGAGCCCCGCCCGGATCGAGGAATAGTTCACCTGGGAAAGATCCCCGGTCAGAAGCTCGTAAGGCACTCGGAACCCGGCCGAGATCGTATGCAGGCTCGCACGGCGATACTCGGCATAGCCGCCGGTTGCGGCCGGCTGGTTGAAGCGGATGTCCTTGCCGCCGCGCGCATAGGCAATGAGGCCCGGCTCGAACTGCTCGACGCGGTTGCCATCGGCATCGACCACAGCAGGCGCGATACCCTGCTGGGTCTCATCGTCACCGACGACGATGGCGGTCACGCAGGCTTCGGTCTTCTTGCGCACGATCTCGGCCACCTCGTAATCGTCGAGATCGCGCAGCGCCCGGATCACCGGTGCGCCCCACGGCACACCGCGCGCCTGCGTCCGCGCCTTCTCGTAGATGTGCGCGATCTCGGAGGCGGGAACCGGATGGGACCCCGCGCCACCGCGCAGCGCACCCCAGGCATCGCCCGGGTGCTCGGCGTGTAGCCAATACGCCCGCCGCCGCCCCAGCGCGTCGAACTCGATCCCCTGCACGAGGCGGCCGCCGGCGCCTGAGGACGCAGACGACGCCAGCGGCCCGTTCCGCGACGCGTCGAGGTGATCGGCCTCCAGCACCTGCAATTGCAGCGGCACCAGCAGCCCGTCACCGGCGCGGCGCGGACGGCGACGGACCAGCACCTCCCCCGCCTCGACCATCTCCCGGCAGATCAGCGTCTGTAGACCATAGAAGTCCAACTGGCCGTCGGCGTCACAGGCTGTCGCCCAGCGCGCGAAGAGATCGTCGACTTTGCGGTCGAGACGCTCCTTCCCGCTCGCCGCCCGCGGCATGATCCCTGCGCCGACGATGTTGTTCACGAGCACTGACACCGCCTTCGCCGCATGTGGGTTGTTGCGGCCGAGATCGCGCATGCGGTCGCGCAGCAGCGCCCCGGCAATCGCGATCTCGGTGTCGGCAGAGGACCCCGCCGTTCGCCAACCCTCGGTGCGCCGCCCCTTCGCCGCCCCGTCATAGCTGCGGGCCGCCAGGTGGAAGGCATCGCGGGCCAGCACGCGCCGGGCGGCGGTGCGCGGTGCCACTGTTGCGATGGCACGGTCCATCCAGTTCGCCGGCATCAGCGATCCCCGCGGCTGAAGCCCGCGACACCGGCGAACGGCAACGCGCGACTGCCACTGGCGCCCGACCCTGCCATCGCCCGCTCGATGGTGCGAATGCGGGCGAGCAGGTCCACGGCATTCCCATAGTCCACGGACTTGCCGTCATAACTGACCCGTGTCGTCCCGCTGGCATAGGCGCGGCGCAGTGCTGCCAGTTCCGTCTCCGTCCAGTCCGTTGACATCTCAGAACCACCCTCCACGCTTTCCAAGCCAATCAGTCTGTCGTTTGCCCACAGGCGCTGCCCCTGTCCGGTCGTGCCGCCCCGCGGGATCGGGTGTGTCCGGCGCCGCCCCCAGCTGATCCTCGAGGTCACGCCAGCGGGCTTCCGGCCACCGATCCGCCCCCGCGATCCAGGCCGCCGCCCGCGCATAGACCCGCGCGTCCAGCGCCTCGTTGCGCTCGCGCAGTTTCTGCCACTCGAGCCGCGTGAATCCGCGCTTCGTGCGCACCGTGACCAGCTGTTCGGCCACCAGCTGCTTCAGCCATTCGCTCTCCACCCATGCCGGCAGGTGGATCATCCCGGGTGCGCAATCCGCGCCGGCTTCCCTTTCTTCCTTCGTCGGCCGAGCCAGCCGCAGGAAGCGGTAGGTCTCTGCCTTGAAGGTCGAGACGGCCACCGTCCAGAGCCGCGCCCCGCGACGAAGCCGCTTACCACCCTCTGTCGCATCGACGAAGGTCGGCCCCGAGACCGGGCTCGACCGGTTGAAGCCCTCCACCCCCTTCACCGGTGACACCTGTGCAAAGCCCGCGCCCCGCGCCCAGGCATAGACCGCAGGGGCCTCGTAGCCGGTGTCGATCGCTAGCCGCGCGATCCGCAGATGCGCGCCGCGGGCATGCGGCCAGGACCGATCCAGCAGCGCAGTCAGGTCAGACCATGCCTCATGCCGGTCCGGGCCGCCCTCAATGACGATGTGCTCGACAAGCCAGCTCTCGAGCCCCCGACCCCAGGCCCAAACATCGACCTCGATCCGGTCCTTCTGGACGTCAGCACCCGCCGTCAGGAACAGCCCGCCCGCGGGCACTGTGCCAGGGGGCCACGCCTCCCGCCGGTCCGCCAGACGCTGCCAGTCCGGCGCGTCACCGCTCTCGACCCATGTCTCGCCCAGCAGCGTATTGCGCGCGGCGCGCAGCATCTCCTCCGAGCCCTGCGCCGCCAACCAGTCCCGCGCGATGTCGGCCCAGCTTTTCCAGCCGAGCGGCGAGTAGAGCGCCGACAGGTGGAAGCCGATCGCGTTCGGGTCGGATGGCACGGCTGTGGCCCGCCATTCCCCCTTCGCCAGCATGCCCGTCTTGTGGTGCTCGGCGATGGGACGCTCGCAGCCAGCGCAGTGGTATGTCGCCGTTTCCGGCTTCCCCTTCGCCCAGCGCAACCGGTCGAACTGTAGCCATTGCATCGTCCCGCAGTGCGGGCAGGGGACAAAGTATCGCCGCCGGTCGGAAGCCTCGTATTCCCGCTCGATCCGGGAGAGCCCCTTGATCGTCGGTGTCGAGACCATGAACACCTTGCGTCGATGCGCAAAGGTGGTGGAGCGCGCCTCGGCCAGCGTGACCGGATCTCCTTCCTCGTCGGCCGAGGCCGGATAAGCGTCGACCTCATCAAGGAAGACGTAGCGCGCGGGCATGGACCGCAGGCCCGTCGCCGAGTTCGCGCCCGTCAGCACGAGGATGCCGCCGGGGAATTCCTTCGACAGCATCGAATTGCCCGCATCTCGCGACCGGGCGGGGTTCACGCGCTCCCGCAAGGCCGGGCTGTCGGCGATCAGAGGATCGATCCGGCCGCGCGAGGAGCGCTTCGCCATCTCGACGGTCGGCAGCACGGCCAGCATTGGTCCCGGTGCATGGTGGATCACGAAGCCGATCCAGTTGTTCCCGGCCTCGGTCGCGCCCACCTGCGCCGCCTTCATGAAGGAGATGCGCTGCGCCGGGTGGCTGGGCGAGAGCGCATCCATGATGCCCCGCAGGTAGGGCGTGCGTGCCGTGCGGTACCGCCCCGGTTCGGCCGATGCGCGCGAGGACAGCCAGCGGTTCTGGTCGGCCCATTCCGACACGGTCAGGCTCGGGTCCGGCCGCGTCCCCCGCCGCCAGGCGTGCAGAATGTCCTCGGCCCCATCGAATCCGAGATCAAGGTCAGCGGTAAGATCGGTGCTCAGCTCGGCGGTCGGTTCAGGGCGTTGGTCGGCGGTCCGTTCGCTCTGCGGGAAATCCTCGCTCGTCATGCCCTCTTATCCCGTCTCATTCCGGGAGCGCTTGAGGGCGCGGCGCGATGCTCAGAACGGGTTTTCGATCTCCACGCCCGTCAGCTCGAAGTCACGCACATTGCCGGTCACGACCACGGCGCCTTGCGCGATGGCCGTTGCAGCGATCAGCAGATCAGCACCATCATGCCCGATCCGTGCCGAAAGCCGCCCCCAGATCCGGGCCTCTTCGGGTCCGAATGGCAGCAGCCGATCCGCAAACAACCGACGCGTCCGGTCGATCCAGTCGCGCAGATCGCGCGCAAAGACAGGATTGCGATCCTCCTGCTGGGCAATCCCGCGCTCGATTTCCCCAAGAGTGATCACGCTCAGGAACAGATGTTCCTCAGGTCTTGCGCGCAGCCACGCGGCCACCTGAGGCGCACGATTAGGACGGCGGAGGGCCGAGAGCACATTGGTGTCGATCAGGTACATCAGAACTCGACCGGTCGCGGCTTAATCTCCGGGCGCTCCAGATCCTCCGCGGGGAAGGCGAGCAGGTGATCGACAAACGAGCCCCTCGATCGCTGCGCCTCGGCGAGAAGCTGGTGGTATTCCGAAGCCGAAAGCACCACGACCGCGGGCTTGCCGCGCCGCGTCACCTCCTGCGGGGTCCCGGCCAGCGCCGCATCGACGACCGTGCTGAACCTGTTCTTGGCATCCTGCAGCGTCCACATGGCAATCGCTCCTGTCTATCTACCTAGCCAGATATAGGCGGCGACCCACCCGAAGTCAAAATGGATCACCCGAGCGAGACCCTGAGGTCGGCCAGGGCGTCGAGCTGCTCTCGGACATGGGTTTCCAGCACCCTCTGCAGGATCGCAGTCTCGATCGTCACGGGTGTGCCCGATGTCTTCTCCATCTCTGCGGATAACTGCGCGGCCATCAGCGCGGCCACGCGGGTGGGCCAGGTGACCCAGACATCTCGCTCCTGGCGCGCGAGGCGGAACACCAGGGTCTCGGCGCGCGCCCGGTCCACCAGCACGCCCTTCTTCTTCTGGATCGAGAGCTGCCGCTCCTGCGCCTGGTAGACCGTCAGCGCGGTGCGCGCCTTCAGATACGACGTGCTGTCACCTGTTCCGGTGACGACCGGGCCATCGCCGCTGCCACCACCTGCCCGACGCGCCATGCCACCCGTCGCAAAACCGCCGCGGGCGCGCATCTGCTGATCGGGATCGGTCATTGCAGCGATCCGCGCATCGGAGGCCGCGGCATTGATCGAGCCGTCCGCAAACAGCACCAGCCTGCCGCTCTTGCGCGCTTTTTGCACCGCCCCGCGCGAGAGCCCGGAATGGGCGGCATAGGTGCGTTCGGATATGCCTTCCATGGTACTGGGATTTCCATCAACTTATTGGAAATAAACGGGAAAGAGCATAGAATCCAGTTGATCATGCGCCCTGTCGGAGCGATTCTTCCGGTCAGGTCGCAGGGGCTCCCCGCGTCTGGTTTACCGACCCTCAACACTGCCGGGAGGACTGATCATGGCTGACCGTTTCCCCGATGCCGCGCGCGATGCCCTGATCCTCGATATCGCCCGGCGTCGCTTCTTCCTCGAGACGCTCGAGACCCGCAACCGCGACCGGCTGGACTTCCATGACGTGGCCGTCTGGGCGATCCGCGACGCCCTGGAGGAGGCCTTCGAGGCCGGCCGCCGCGCAGCGTCTGCCACCCTGCCTCCTTCCTGAAAGGATCCGACCATGAACGCCATCACCACCATCCGCATTGACCACGCCAAGTTGCCCGACCCTCTCAGCATCCGCGGTCCTGACGCCGCAGCGCGCCTGATCGAAGC